AAACATTATAACGAGTTAACAACCGATGAGTTGTATAGAATTATTCAGTTAAGAATAGATGGTTTTATAGTAAAAAATAAAGTATGTTATCAAGATTTAGAAGCATACTATGATAAAAATAGTTACTGGTTTATGCACTATGATGTAGTTTTAGGCATAGAGCCACAACTTATGGTAGGCACTAATTCGCTATGCACAACGAAAGTATTCACAGGTAGCGATGGCACAGAGTATCGTTATCCTGCTTTTCGTAGACAGGCATGGATTGATGGATATAAAGGCGGGTGTTCTACTTATGACTTAGAAACGGGTAGAAATTTTTGTATAAAAACTTTTGGTAGTCCTAACATGATGTTAGAGATTACTTATAAGAACGGCAAACAACCTTTCATAGATTTTGGTTGTGAGGAAGTAGGATATAATATAGATGGAGCAGGACGAGAAAACTGGGTTTTCGTTTATGAACCAGCCAGGTTTAATTAATATAGATGTAACTGGCTTATGTAATAAAACTTGTAATTATTGTCCAAGAAGTCAAGGATACCCTAATCAAAAAGAATACATGGACTGGGAACTTTTTAGAAAGTTTGTTTTGGATTTGAATGATTATACAGGCATGGTAGATTTTACAGGGCGTGGAGAAAATAGTTTACACCCTGATTTTGGTTTGCTAGTAAAACTTTTACATCACCCAGCAAGAAAGTATAAAACTCGCATAATTACAAATGGTTATAGACTAAAACATAGAATACATTACTTTGATGAATTTGATGTAATCATAGTAAATAGTTATGACAGCGAAGAAGAGATGGAAGAAAGAAAGAAAATATTACCACGAGCAACACATAGATATTGGAATCAAAATATGAAACCCGAAGAATGGGGAGAAACTCCGATACAAGTAAGTAATCGAAGCGATATATTCAACAGAATTGCAACCGATACTTCGGAAATAGATTCCCCCTGTACCTTTCCATCTGTAAAAATATGGGTACACTGGGACGGAACAATTCAGAAATGTTGCAATGACTGGACTAATACAGAAATTTATGGTAATATAAAAACAGAAAACATACTAGATGTATGGAAAAGCAAAAGATTTAGAGAATTACAAACACAATTACTAGCAGGCAACAGAAGATATAGTAAGACCTGTAGTATGTGCAACAGAGGATTAGATAAAGTAGATAAAAAGAGATTGAAATGGTTGACAGGAAATTAGATTGTATAGTAAATCTGAGTGGAGGATTTGAATGTCTTTCTGCTCTTTGGTATGCAAAAGAAAAAGGATTAAACCCAATCTGCTTACATTTATATAATCCAAATGCAAAGGGTAAATTTGCACAGGCAGAACTAAGTGCAGCTCAGAAACAAGCAGAATATTTCAAAGTGGATTTAATAGTAGATGAAAGCACTATACCACAAGAGTCTAATAAAAATAATTACCCTGTGCTACAACATCAATCAGCAATAGCACAATTAATAGTAGGCAATCCTAGTACAAAATTTAAGTATATAATCTGGGGAGCAAATGCTGATGATTCATTTAGACAAAGATTACAGTTAAGATATCCATTTAGAGCAATGAAAGCAGGAATAAGTAGACAGATAGATTTACATGGGTTACAACCAAAAGAGTTTTTAAGAACACCCATGAACTTATTTCCTTTTGAGTGGTTATCAAAATCAGAAGTAGTGGCTATAATACATAGAGCCAACAAAAAATTATTAGACTTAGTTTGGACTTGCAGTGGA